GGAGATCGCAGTAGCAGAGCAGTCGCTCAGTAAGAAAGCTGAGTTCATGACGAAGTACTGCAACATCAAGCAGAACTCTTCACAGGCATGGCTTGACGCGGTTGTGGTCGAAAACGCATGCGGTGATCACTTGGATCTGAATGACTTCCGAGGCAGTTACTGCATCGGCGGTATCGACTTGTCGCAGACCACGGACCTTACGGCATGCACGATCGCCATCCAGAGAGACGGCAAAATATTTGTGTTCGCAAAGTTTTTCCTGCCTGCAGAAAAGATCGACGAGGCAACCGAACGGGACGGGCTGCCATATCGCGCTTATATCCAGCGCGGTATATTACAGCCTTCCGGAGATAACTTCATCGATTACCACGATGCAGAGCAGTGGTTTCTTGATCTGATTAACAAGTATGAGATTTATCCGCTGAAAATTGGTTATGACAGATACTCGGCACAGTATCTGGTCAACGATATGAAAGCATTCGGCTTTCACATGGACGATGTTTACCAGGGCGAAAACCTGTATCCGGTCATCCAGGAAGTCGAGGGGCTTATGAAAGACGGAGTCATCAACATCGGTGACAACGATTTGTTAAAAATCCATTTGCTGAACTCTGCGGTAAAGATGAGCGTGGAACGAGGCAGAGGTAAATTGGTTAAGCTGTCGCCGAGCGATCACATCGACGGAACAGCGAGTCTGTTGGACGCGTTTACGGTCCGGCAGAAATGGTGGAGTGAAGTCGGCAATCAGCTGACTAATGAGAGGTGATGAAATGGGACTCCTTGAAAAAATCTTCCCAAAAAAGCATGAAGCGGTCCCAGTCGGTGGCTACTTCAAATTGCTGAATGGGTACACGCCGAGCTTCTCGACATGGGACGGACAGTTGTTCGAGTCAGAGCTGGTCAGATCTGCAATTGACGCAAGATCACGGCACATCAGCAAACTGGAAGTCCGGATCGACGGATCAGCGCAGCCAAAACTGCGGACGATCCTGAGCAAACGACCGAACGATTATCTGACATGGTCACAGTTCCTGTATCGGCTGAACACGATTCTGGATATGAAAAACACAGCGTTTATTTTGCCCGTGTATGACAGATCTGGTGAAATCACCGGCATCACAACTGTGTACACCGATCACTATGATGTGCTGGATGTAAACGGATCTCCATGGATCCGCTTTTATTTCGACCACGGCCAGCATACAGCCGAGGATCTGAAGCGCATCGGCATCATGACCAAGTATCAGTACAAGTCTGATCTGTTTGGTGAATCCAACAAGGCTCTGAACGATACTCTGGCGCTGATCGCGATCCAGAAGCAAGGCATCACGGAAGCTGTCAAGTCTTCCGCATCGTTCCGGTTCATGGCACAGGCGAACAACTTTGTAAAAGCTGAGGATCTGAAGAAAGAGCGCCAGAGATTCGCTGAGTATGGGATCACAAACAATCAGGATGGTTTCCTGTTGTTCCCAAATACATACACGAACATTCAGCAGATTCAGTCAAAGCCTTATACGGTCGATGCCGATCAGCAGAAGCTGATCCAGACAAATGTGTTCAACTATTTCGGCGTGAATGAGGGAGTGCTGCAGAACTCGGCACTTGGCGATCAGCTTGACGCATTCTTCAATGGCGCGATCGAACCGTTCAGCATTCAGCTAAGCGAAGTGCTAACCAAAATGTTATTTACTCCTGCAGAGCAGGCGCACGGTTCAGCTGTATTCGTGACTGCCAATAGACTGCAGTACATGCCGGTTGATCAGAAGATAAACATGATCAGAGAGATGGGCGACCGTGGTTATCTGATGCTGGACGAAGGCAGAGCGTTGTTCAACTACCCGCCTTTACCCGATGGGGCCGGACAGCATGCTCCAATCAGAGGCGAGTTCTATATGGTCGGAGATGACCGAGAAGGAGAAGATTCCAATGGCTGAGAGAGAATATCGAAACTTTGCGGAGATCAGGTCTGCCAGATCTGAAGACGCTGAGGAGTACAGAGTCGAGGGTTATGCATCAACCTTCGAACCTTATGAGATGTGTGAGATCGAAGGAGAGAAATACTTCGAGCGCATCGAGCCGACAGCATTTGATGAATGCGACATGTCGGATGTGGTCATGAGAGTTGACCACGCTGGCGCAGTTTATGCGCGAACATCGGCAGGAACATTGACCGTCAACACTGACGATCATGGTCTGCATACAGAGGCTGATCTGAGCCGTACGGCGAACTCTAGAGCACTGTACGAAGAGATCAAAGCCGGCAACTATCCGCAGATGTCATTCTGCTTTACCGTCCCGGAAGGTGGCGACAGGTTTGACGAGAAGAGCCGGACCAGAGTCATCGAGCGGATCAACAAGCTTTATGATGTCTCGCCGGTATCCTTCCCGGCGAATCCGACAACTGAATTGCATGCAAGAGCACTTGAGTGGTTCAACGGAGCGATTGAAGCACTCCAGACGGAGCGATCTGAAGAAGTACCCGAAACAAGCGAGACTGTTGAAAAGAGGGCTGAGGATGAAGAAGGAAAAACCGAATCTGCTGAGATCGTCATGGAAACCGAAGAGAGAGCGGAAGAGATTGAGACTGCTGAAGTGACAGCAGAGGAGATCGAAGACCGCAAGGCCGAAGAGTTTGCTGAATATCGTGCTCTTCAGTCCAAAGTGATCAACGGAGAAGTCGGCAAAGTGGTGGAAACACACAGAGAGGAAATTGAAATCATGGAAGAAAGAAAATACACAGTTGAGTCTCCGGAATACAGAGACGCATTCTATGCAATGATTGCTGGCAACGCCACAGAAGAGCAGAGAGCGATCGTTGTTGACTCCACAGCTCCGGGCGATGGCGATGCTATTGCTATTCCGAAGACACTGGACGAGAAGATCTGGGACAACATTCACACAGCACATCCGATTCTGGCTGACATTACAACTGTCAATTCCGGAGTTGCGATGGAAGTTACAAAGCACACTGCAATCACTGTCCGTACAACAAAGAAACTCGACAGCGCAGCTACTCCGGCAGAGGAGGCAAACACATTCGTCAAGGTCGTCCTCTATGGCTACGACTATGAGAAGTTCGTTACCCTGACATATGCCGAGGCAAAGATGTCTCAGGGTGCTCTGGAGGACTACCTTGCTAAAGAGATCGCTGATGAAATCGGTGAATCTATGGCAAAGGATGTTTTCGCTCAGATCCTGACAGATGCAGGCAATGGCCAGAAAGTCACTCCGGCATCCGGCTCTACTCTGTTCGAGAACATCAAAGCAGCGCTTGCACTGGCAACAGGCGCAGCTACTCCGGTTATCTATGCTCCGTCAACCAGCTATTATGAAATCGTCGGTGCAATCGCACAGGGTTCCCCGTTCAACATCGGCACAACACTCGGTTGCGCAGTCAAGATGGACAACGCTGCCACAAAGGTCACTATCGTTGATCCGAAGAAGTATGTCCAGAACCTTGTACAGGCTGTCATGATCGAATCGGACAGAGACATCAAGGCTCACAAGGTCATCGTTTCTGGTTACTGCCGTGCTCAGGGCACTCTGAGACACAACAAAGCAGCATCCTGGATCGACTAACAGGTAACCGGCGATGCTGGAAAAGGTCAGACTGGCGCTCCGGATCACAACCGAAGCATTCGATGCTGAGCTGACTGATCTGATCAACGCTGCCTATCTAGACCTCGGCATCGCCGGTGTCTCAGAGACAGAATCAACCGACCCGCTGATCATCCGCGCAGTAACTACATACTGCCGGATGAACTTCGGCGAGGTGAGCGATTATGATCGGTTAAAAGCCTCCTATGACGAGCAGAAAGCTCAGCTCAGCATGGCATCGAACTATACAGACTATTCGATGCTGGAGGACTAAATGGACAGATCAGATGTTGCATATCTTGTAACCAAAGGATTTGTTCAGGATGAATATGGTATACAGCGAGAGCTGACAACAGAGTCCCAGGTATTCGTACAGGTTGGATCTGTATCAGCTTCTGAGTGGTTTGATGGCGGGCGCTCTGGATTGAATCCGGAGCTTCGCTTCACTATGTTCAGATACGATTACAGCGATCAGGAAGAGATCAAGTACAAAGGAAAGTACTACAGGATCTATCGGACATATCTCGGCAAGAACGACACAATAGAGCTCTATTGTGAACGGAGGAAAGGCAATGCCGATCATTGATCCTGCTAAGCTGTCAGAGGTTGTCGCCAGTTATATGGAAGACTATGGCGACAGAGTTATTGAAGCCAATGAAGAAGCCATACGAGCGGTGGCAAAGGACGTTACAAAGGACTTGAAAAAGTCCGGAAATTTCGGCGGCACCGGAGAATACCGAAAGGCACTCAAAGCAGAGATCAAGCAGACAAGAATATCAGTCAGCGCAACGATCGGAGCGCAGGCTCCGCATTACAGGCTGACTCATCTGCTTGAATTCGGACACGCGAAAGCAAACGGTGGTCGGACGACTGCCTATAACTTCGTCAAGCCGATCAATGACTCCGTCGAAGGCAGATATATGAAAAAAATGGAGGAGCTGCTGAAATGACCTATAAAGAAATTGCGGATGCACTGGCAAGCGCCGGCTATCCAGTTGTTTACAGGGCATGGAAAGAGAACGAAGCTCCGGAACTGCCATATATCTGTTATTATTATCCGAGTATGAATCCGGAGACAGCCGATGACGGCCATCATGCCGAGATCTATCAGCTGAATGTTGAATTGTATACCAAGAACAAATCATTTGATGTTGAGAAGAACGTGGAACAGGCTCTGCTAGACGCAGGGCTTGTTTTCGCTAAGGAAGAGGACTACCTGAGCGATGAGAACATGTATGAGGTCCTGTATATGAGCGAGGTAAATATCAATGGGTAGAATCAGATATGGTTTCTCCAAACTGCATTATGCTGTCGCTACGGAAGGCACTGGTGGTGCTCTGACTTACGGCACTCCGGTAGCAATTCCAGGCGCAAAGTCTATGGCTATGGCGCAGGCTGGCACGCAGTTTAACGAACCGGCAGACAATACAAACTGGTACAGCAATACAACCAATGATGGCTATACCGGCACAATTGAATTCGAGGATACAGCTGCAGCCGATGCATTCCTGGAGGATGTCCTCGGATACACAAAGGACGCGACAAGCGGAATCGTTGTCGAGAAGGCAAGCGATCAGCCGAAGGAGTTCGCGATCCTGGCGCAGTTCGAACTG